GGGGCACCCAGAATATCGCAAGTATTTAAAAGTCTGGCAGCGGATTGAAGCAGCCGTTGAAGGGACTAGAGCTGTCAAGTCTGGCAAGACGATGTTCCTGCCCAAGCCAAATCAAGACCTAGACGGTGAGAGCTTTTACGGCACGCCTATCCAGTCAGAAAACGATGTCAGGTACAAACAATACCTTGAGCGCGCGGTGTACACGAACTTCTGCGGAAGAACCCTTGCCGGGCTGAAGGGCGCGGCTTTTAGAAAGTACCCGTCAATTTATCTCGCTCCCGGCGTTGAATACTTAGAAGACTCTGCGACGGCGGACGGTACAAGCTTGGTTCAATTAGCAAAGGATGCTGTAGCGGAAGTGCTGAAGAAAGGCAGAGCGGCTCTGTTGGTAGACTACCCTTCAGTTGAAGAAGGTCTAACCGCCGAACAAGTGACCCGGCTAGACTTGAAGGCTCGGATTGCTTTTTACACCCCGGAAGCGGTTATCAACTGGCGAATGCAAGGGCAGAACGGCAGAAGCGTTATGACTCTTTGCGTTCTGAAAGAAATGTACAACAAATCGCAAGACGAATTTGACTATGATGAGGACGTTCAGTACAGGGTTCTGAGGCTTGATGAATTCGGGTACTCGCAACAACTGTACCGGGACGATAAGCCGTACACTGAGCAATTCTACCCGCGACAACCCAACGGTCAGACGTTTGACTACATTCCTCTGGCCTTTATGGGCTCAACTAACAATGACGCAACGGTAGACAACCCGCCGATGGAAGCGTTGTCAGAGGTCAATATAGCGCACTATCGAAACAGCGCAGACGTTGAAGAGAACTCTTTCATTCACGGCCAGCTTACACTAGGGGTCACGTCTGATTTGTCGTCTGAGCAATGGCAAGAAATGAACCCGGCAGGGATTGTAGTTGGAGCAAGAGCCGGTCACTTTTTGGGCTCAAACGGCGGCTTTCACAGCGTACAAGCAAACGCATCAAGCTTGACCAAAGACCTGATGACCGAGAAAGAGCACCAGCTAGTGATGATCGGCGCGCAGCTAATCACCGACAAGAACAGCAATCAAACAGCCAAGGCGGCGATGATACAGCACGCATCAGAGCACTCTGTTTTGGCCGATGTCTGTAACAACGTAAGCGAAGCGATGGAGCTTGCGATTGACTGGTGCGCGATGTTCATGGGCGCGGTAGGTGAGAACGAGTTTGAGATCAACACGCAATTCTTTGACGATACAGTTGACCCGCAAATGATCATTCAATCGATTGCTATGTATGACAGAGAGCTGCTGACCTCTGGCGACGTTCAGAACTACGCAAGAAAGGCTGGCATATTACCGGAAGGCCGAAGCAACGACGATATTGACAACGACATGAGTGACGTATATGAAGCAGGATCCGACGAGGACGAATTCAGTCAGGCAGGCGTGGCTGAGGCAGCTGAGGAAGCGGTTCAGGGAGCTTAATGGTCGAGTCAACCGCCTGTTCTCGCAAGGCCGGGCACCTTTAGACCCAGAGTTTACTGAGTTTTTTCAAGGCTGGATCACGCAGCAGAGCAACCAATTACTTGGCGGTGATTGGCAGGATAAGTATGTTGAGCAAGCATACGCCAAAGGCATTTTGTTGTCGGCAATTCCGTCTGGTCTGGACAAGATACATACCGACGCAATCAAAGAGCTTCAGATACAGTCCAGAAACGACGTTAATGCAGCTTTAGCGGTAATGGTGGCTCAATCTACAGACAGAGTTTCGCGCGGAACCTTGGCAGGTATATCGAAGCGCGATATGGCCAATCAAGTCAAAGACAGGGTTGATAAGATCGGCAGGACGCGCAGCTTGTTGGTCGCCAATACAATGACACCGTATTCCAGCAACGTCGCAGAGGTCAACGCTGCCGTGATTACCGGCGAAGACGTGAAAATGCGCTGGATAACACAAGGCGATGAACGGGTGAGAACAACTCATGCGCTCAGGAACGGCAAGCTGTATTCTCCCAAGGCAGCTTTGAACCTGCTAGGCGAACCCAACTGCCGCTGTCGAGTTGAGCCGATGGTCAAGGGTGAAGATGAAAAAGAATATGAGAAAATCAGGGAAGCCGGGCTTGACGTTAGTATCCAAGCGCAGCGAGAACAAGAGTTTTGGAGAACGCTCGCCAAGGAAAGGCAAGCAACAGGGTTCTTTGGTGGTTAAAGTGGAGCCGTGGACAATTGATACAAAGCTATTGACGTAGAGATTGAAAGCGGTACAATTCGAAGGTACGCGGTGCGTGCTGTCATAACAAACGGAGTTTCTATGGCATTAAGGTATAAAGTGGATGAGAGTGAGTTCGTTGAATTAGACGAAACTCAACAGGGGTTCTACCGACAAGAAGGCAATGTCTTTGTATTGGACGTTGACGGGTTTCAGGACAATGAAGCGCTGACCTTAAAGGCTAAGGTTGAGCAGTTGTTAACTGAAAAGAAAGAGGCTGAACGCAAGAGTCGAGAGATTGAAGAATCAGCCCGGCGCGAAGTAGAAGAAAAGGCCAAATCAGCCGGAGACTTCGAACAGCTGTATAAATCTCTTTCGCAAAAATACGAAAGCTTGGAATCTGAATATACAGGGCTCCAAGGCGAGATTAAAAAAGGTTCTGTCATGAACGAGGCAACTAGGATTGCCAACTCAATGACTAGAGACACCGCAAGAGCCAAGCTGTTAACTGAGAAGCTGGCAGCGCGGTTGTCTGTTACGGATGACGGAATCAAAGTGTTGGACCAATCTGGGAGCCTTACGGTTTCCAGCTTGGACGAACTGACCCATCAAATCAAAACGGAATACCCGTTCTTGGTAGATGGATCGCAAGCGAGTGGCGGGGCCGCTCAAGGATCAAAGGCCGGAGGCTCAGATCTTAAACAAGTGACCCGCACAGAATTTGACACAATGGATCAATTCACAAGAAGTGAGTTTGTCCGGACTGGCGGGAAAATTTCTGATGATTAAAAGGAAACCGCTATCATGGCAAACGTACTTACCGATCTCGCAGCAGATATTTATCGCGCTGCGGACGTGGTTGGTCGGGAACTCGTCGGAGTTATCCCATCCGCTACGTTAAACACTGACGCTTCTCAACGAGTAGCACAAAACGACATTATCCGTTCGCACTTCACGCGATCAGCAACCGTTGGCACTGTAACGCCAGCGATGACGATCCCTGAAGGTACGGATCAAACTGTCGACACCAAGACGATGACGCTGGGCACTACTGCCTCTGTCAAGATCCCTTGGACTGGCGAAGACATCAAGCACGTGAACAACGGCGCTGGGTTTGAAACCATCTACGGCGATCAGATCCGTCAAGCAATGCGAGCAATCGTAAATCAGATTGAATCACAAGTGGCAGCTGACGTTTATAAGAACGCTGGCAACGCTTATGGCACGTCTGGGACAACTCCTTTCGGCAGCAACTTCAACGAGGTTGCAGAGGTTCGGAAGCTGTTGATTGATCGCGGCATGCCTGACGATGGGCGCGCAACTATCGTGATCAATACGGCTGCTGGCGTTAAGCTTCGCAACCTAGCATCATTGCAGTCAGTCAACACCGCTGGCAACGATGACTTGCTCCGACGCGGAACTTTGCTTGACCTGCAAAACATGATGATCAAAGAATCTGGTCAGATTGCTCTGCATACAGCGGGTACTGGCGCATCATACGATGTTGACCTCGTTGCCGGTTACGCGGCTGGCGACAAGCTGATTCACGTTGACACTGGTACAGGCACGTTTGTACCGGGTGACGTTGTAACCTTCTCCAGCGATACTTCCAAGAAGTACGTTGTTGGCACTGGCTTTGCTGGTGACGGAGACGGCGACATCACGTTGAACTCAGGCTTGTTAGCGGCTGTAGCAGATGGCGAAGACGTTGCCATTCAATCAGCATTCACTGCAAATATTGCATTCCACCAAGCAGCCGTTGAAATCGGTATGCGACCAATGGCACAGCCAAACGGTGGTGATGCGGCAGTTGACCGTCTAACGGTACAAGATCCGTTCTCAGGATTGATCTTTGAAATAGCAGCTTACAAGGGCTATAACAAAGCAATGTTTGACGTATCTTGTCTCTACGGCTACAAAGTTTGGAAACCAGACTTCGTTTGCGTATTGCAAGGCTAAACGAAAAGCGGGGGGTCTTATCGGCCCCCCAATTTTTGGAGTTAATAATGCCTAGAAAAAAGAAAGAAGTTCAAACGGTCAAGATGGAGCGTGACGGCAAAGTCGTTGATGCGCCAATCGAAGATGTAGATAATATGATTGCTAATGGCTGGGTAAAAGTCGATGACAATAATAGTTGAAGACGGTTCAATTGTACCCGGTGCGAACAGCTATATAACTGTTGCGGAGTACGAGGCTTGGATTGATGCTAGATACCCCGGCCACCCAGATCACGGAGATTCTGCCAAGATTGAGCAGCTGATCTTCCGAGCAATGGATTATTTTGAAACTCAAGTTTTCAGAGGCTGGAAGCAAACTGACGAGCAGCCGCTACAATTCCCAAGATATAACCTGATCATTGACGGGTTCTTGGTAGCAAATAACACCATACCGTCTGAAGTTAAAAAGGCGTTGTATGAAATCGTCTACGCAGACGAGAAGAATTATGGCCTGTTTGACGTGATTCAGCGCAGGACTAGAAAAGAGAAAGTTGACGTTCTTGAAGTTGAATACATGGACAATTCCGCAAGTCGAGTTTTAGTGCCTGCGGCAGCGGCGTGGATGCGGAAGCTGCTGATGCCTCGGAACATGGTTGTTCATATATGAGCATCTCTACCGATACGAGCATTGCCACTAGGATATTAAACAACTTCTCAACTGGCAGCGTAAAGGTTAGAGAGCGCACCCTAACAAAGAACAGGGTCACACTGACAACAACGGTTGGCTCTAACACTGACACGACGTTGAACGCGGTTGTAACGAATTACAACAAAGGCGAGGTTGACGGGACTCTGGTGCTGGAAACGGATCTGAAGGTGATTGCTGACTCAGCCAAAGTGATTAAGAAAGAAGACGCGGATCTGATATTGATAGCGTCAACCACTTACCGGATTGTCAATGTTCGAGAAATCAACCCGGCTGGCGTTGTTCTGGCTTACGAGATTCAAGCGAGGTTATGAGCACAAGAGTTGTCAGGCCGGATAAACTGGGTCAAGCCCTCAACGACATTCTTGAGCGGTTTGATAAGAGCACTATCAAAGATGCGGACGCAGTTGTTAGAGAGTACGCCAAGAATATGTTTGGCACGATTATAGAAAAGACCCCGGTTGGCGATTTTGACGGAGAACATGAAGGAACGCTGAAAGGCGGTTGGTTAGTGACAACTGGAGCGCCGGGAGAGGGGTTTGGCACAAGAGACGCGACAAGAACGCGAGAAAGCCTTAACATTCCCAAGCTTATATCGAAAACAGGCACCAGAGGCTTATATCTAACGAACAATTTGCCTTACATAAACGTTGTTGAATACGGCGGATACCCGCAAACAGTAAAGCGCGGGACATTCAACAAGAAGACCGGCAAATATCAAGTACGGTCATCTGGAGGGTTCTCCAAGCAAGCGCCAAAAGGCATGGTCAGAATTACGATGAGAAAAAGAAAGCGATTCCTTGAGGTAGCAGCGAACAAAGTATTATGAGCGCACAATATCTAAGAGTTGCAAAGACGTTCGCCAAGGCTGTAGATGACCTAGGGTTAGGCATTACGGTTATTCAAGAGAACGATGACTTTAGCCCGCCAGCATCAGGCCAGTGGGCAGAGATGACAATGTTGTCGCACGATACCGATTCATTGGGCAAGAGCGGCGCAGGAGACGAAAATACTGGAGCTTTACAGATCAGCCTGTTTGACGCTGATACCGGAACGCTTCAAGGTGTTTTGCTAGGCTTGGCAGATCAATTATCTGCTGAGTTTGTGCATGGCAGAGAGTATACTTTGTTCACGGATACGGTATACATCAACCGGTCCACTAGAAATGCCGGGCGCATCAACGGTGGTTTTTACCAAATAGATTTGTCCATAGAATGGACTTGCTACACAGATAGATAGGAGGCCGCATGGCAACTACAGGAGCACAAAACGGGACGGGCATCTATGTTGCTATGGATGCGTCAGGGGGCGGTACATACGTTCAAATTGGGGGGCAGAATTCACACAGCTTGACCCTCAACAACAGCTTGATCGATATTACCAACAAGAGTTCAGCAAGCTTTCGGGAGCTTTTGCCAGATGAAGGAACTCAGTCAATTGACTTGACGCTTGACTTGACCTTCAACAGCGAGGCTACATTTGCGTCATTGAGAACGATTGCCGGGACGAAGGCAGACGCACCTTTTAGGATTAACATGCCCGGCGGCAACTTAGACTTCACAGGCATGGTTGCTTCGTTCGCAGACACCTCACCGGACGGCGACAAATTGTCTGCCAGTGTGAGCATCCAATCAACCGGTTCATTTACTTGGAATTAATGTTATGGCTACCACAGGCGCGCTAAACGGAACGGGAATATATGTAGCAATGAACACTGGAGCTGGTTATGTCCAGCTTGGTGGTCAGAACTCGCACTCGTTGACGTTAAACAACGGTTTAATTGATATTACTAACAAAAGCTCAGCAAGCTTTCGAGAATTATTGCCGGACGAAGGTATTCAGTCCTTGGATTTGACCTTGGACATGACCTTCAACAGCGAGGCAACTTTCACGGCACTTAGAGCTGCGGCTGGCACCAAGGCAGACTACCCTTTTCAGGTCAATATGACTGCCGGGGATTTGCAATTCACCGGGATGATTGCATCGTTTGCGGATACGTCACCTGACGGGGATAAGCTGTCAGCAAGCGTTAGCATCCAATCTACCGGCACGGTTACGTGGTACTAGAAAATGGCGACAAGCGGAGCGTTCAACGGCACTGATGTATTCATTAGGGTCAACAATGGGGTAAGTTGGTTTCCATTAGGCGGCCAGCTATCCCATACCGAAACGCTCACAAACAACCTTGTCGACATAACCAATAAAATTGGCTCGCCAAAATACCGGGAACTCTTGCCGGACGAAGGTTTGCAGATGGTCGATTACACCGTTGAGGTAATCTTCTGCTCACAAACCGGGTTTGATTACGTTCGATCATTGGCTGGTAATAAGGGCCAAGCGAAGTTTCAAGTAGTACGCGGGACAGTACCGGCAGAGCCAATACCTATTGAGCTCACGCTACAGGTACAATCGTTTGCGGATACATCAACGGACGGAGAGGCATTAAAAGGCACAATAAACCTGCTATCAAGCGATCTGTTTGAGTGGGACGCCAACTATGTCTACGATAATTTTATAACTTCCGACGCTAAGAACTTTTTAACATCAGTCGGTGAAACTTTCTACGTGAGGCAATAATGGCAGATTATACTTCAAGCAATACAGGCGCAGCGATTGATGGGGCGGTCGATTATGTTGAACTTTTAGACAATATAGTCACGGTTGACTCAGGCAATAACCGGATCGG